TCACCCAGTTTTTGAATCGATAACCACCCAATCTTTACCTCTGTCATCATTGTATTCATCAGTTTGTTTACGAGACTTATGACCCAGTAATTTCTGCGTGTCTATTCCTTGAGCCCTGTATAAACGCTCAGAGAGAGAACGTTGTTCATGGAAGGTTGGGGCGGTTCCTTTTTCCCATTTTATTCCGCAGTTGTTCCTGGCCTTTTTAAAGGTTGTGGTTAAGCTGCTCGATGAGACGCAATCACCTCTTGTGGACTGCGAGGTAGAGTGACGGAAATGAACAAGATATTTGCTCACTACAGCATCACGACATTTAGAAACAACATCTCTTAAGGATAGCCCCAATACATCACATCTCAGAGTTAAGGGGATGGCTAAACGAGATCCTGTTTTTTCTTGTTCTACATGAAGCATGTCGTCCCAAATATCGGAGAATTTCATTTTACATATATCCCCCAACCGTTGACCCGTAACTAAAGCCAACAGCATGCCAGTTTGTAAATATGGTTGCTGATGTTCCGCAGCCTCATAAATTTTCACCCATTCATCAAAAGATAATCGATGTCGGGTAACTTTATGTCGTGGTTGCCTGGTCGCCATCGCCGGGTTGTAGCCTGGCGGAACGTGCCCGGAATGTTGAGCCTCTTTAAAAACATCAATTAATACCATGCGAACAACTTGAGCCATTCTATTGTGGCCTTCGCTCTTTATTGCATCAGTGATTTCAGATATATCAAGGGTTGTAATATCTTTAAGGTGCTGCATTCCACAGTGCTCTTTAAACAAGCGCAATGGCTTATTTTTTTGCAGAAAAGAGTTTGGCCGTAATTCATTATTTTTTACTCTTTCCTCCTGAATGGCAGTGTATTTATCAATCCATTCGGTAACGGTGATGTCTGTTCTTTTCCCTTTCATTCTGGCCAATCGGTCATTAACACTTAGGATTTGCCGGGTACGCTGTTCGGCAATGATTGTGTTTGCTTCTGTAGCAACTTGTTTAGCTTCGGCCTCATCGGTACCCAAGCTGTGGAAACGGCCAGATACAGGATGCTTATATTGCCAGTAAACCTTCCCAGTCCTCTTATCGAGCTTACAGTAAAGGTTTGGTATTGAGATTTTATGAGTCCGCGGTCTAGCAGCCATCAGAAATTATCCGTTTTAATCTGGGATTAGAATTTACAGGAAGAACATGTTCGGCCATCATGCCAACGTAGCGGGCCTCGCGATCCACCATCCAGCATCGACCAACCTTAACAGCTGGTGGCGCTATCATTTTTCCCTTGGCATATTTTTTTAATACACGCTCGCTGGGGGCCTGATCACCAAACTCTTCCTTAGCCCAGTCGATTAAAGACATCATGCGCGACATAATTTCCCCACTTTACCGGCTGCACCCGGTCACTATTTAAAAATACAGGTCCCGCAACCATTGCGGGCCCAGTCAAAACAAATACCACATTGATCTACTTTTTTTTTGTGCTCCTCCTGCTTGGGTGCTGCTGCAAGCATGGCGGCGCGGCGACTCCATGCCAGCCAAGCAGCACTTTTCGCATCCCGTCCGGCAAGGGGGCAATCCGTATCGTTGTTCCATGCGTTGAAAGCTGCGCGTTCGTCTATCTCCGCCGGCTCCGCATCTGCGCGGGACTCCAGCGCGGCAAGTGCGATTTCAGCCAGGCGCCGGACCACTTCTGGCGGCGCGGCTACATCATTCAGGTGGTCCCATAAACGCAACATATCGTCGCTTTCAGGGTGAACATCTTCATTGGTGCCATCGCAGGCGCTTATAACTTCGTCAGCGCTTTCGATGATTTTGACTAGTTGCTCTTTGGTGAATGTCATGGGTTAGACCTCAGTAAACAAAATCGCACGTAAATTCATGACCACACTCAGGGCATGCCGTCTCGTAATCCCGCGTAGCAACGGTGTCCGTTTCGCAAATATCAATAGACGAAACGTTATCTACAAGTTCCTGACGCAAATCGAAAACGTGTTTGCACTGCGGGCATTGAGTGTCGAGTGAAAAACTCCATTCTGCGGTGGTATCAGCCATCACTCCCCCTTCAATTCGCATTTGATGCCAGTGCGCGCATAGACGATTACGCCATCGTCCGGGCGCTTGCGCGGTAAATAGATTCCAGGTCTCGGCCACAACGCTATAAACCGTGATTCCCGGTTTTCCAGTGCACGGAACCGGCTTTCGCTCATCACACCCACTGGCCGCAACAGGCGTTTATCAGATTCCAGCTCTGCGATAGTCCGCTGCGCACTCTCCAGCGCCTCTACCAGCGCCAGCAAATTTGGCGGAGTCAATTGCTCAACGATGCGGGATAGTGCAGCGTGACGCTCAACTGTCATTTCTTCGCTGTCACATAGCATCACGAGGTCGGGTTTGATGGTGGCGATAAGTTCGGTTGTGTTCATGCTGCGTGGTCCTCACTTGACTGGCAGAATATGCCGCATTCAAAATCCATGTCTTTCATCGGCTTACCTGTGGCATTTGCGGGTAACTCATCCAGAAATAAGCGCTCTCCCTGATATCTGACCAGTCGAGCACCCAGCCTGCGGGATTGATCCGCACGCTGCTGGAATATCTCTGCGTGAACTTTTCTTACGTGATTCCAGTATGTTGGAGAAGTGGCTTTTACACATCCAATACAGTTGGCGTTTGGATACCCCATGCGATAGATACGCGGCAATTCAATTCCCGCTTCAAATAGACGCATAAAACAATCGCCTTTGGTCAGTCCAGCTTCTATCAATACCGGCAGCAGGTCATGGCGTTCATTCTTGACGAAATTATCTGCGCGATGAGTCTCGTCAGCAGTAAATCCGAGAACCACATGATCACACCGATTCCCCTGCTCCCAGTACTTGCGTGCCAGTTTTTTCAGTGCTCGAGTGCATGGAGCTCCAGCGATGCCAGACATGTACCGTTGATGATCCCAGACCTCTACCGCACTGCCGTTCGGGAACATCGGATTGACCACGGTTTCGATTTTGACCCCTACCCATTTTTCAACGTCGCGCAGAAACCTGACGTTGTCCGCGTCTTCCTCTGCCACAGGATTATTCAAAACGCGGATGGTGTGAGTAGAGCCATATTTATCAATCGTTAGTTTCGCTGCCACAGCACTGGCGGCCCCGCATGAGAACCAAACCGCAATTACTGGTTTCACAACGCACCTCCATTGCTGTTACCGCGCAGTTGGGCGGCGCGGTGACTGGCCTGCCGCTGAATCATTTCCCACCCTTTAGCTTCAGGAATTTGGGAGGCATTCTGGTTTGCAAACTTAACCAGCATTGTTTCTGCCACTCCGGCAAGGCTATCAAGTTCGCTGGCACGCACTTCAGCCAGGAATGCGTCAGTGGCCTGAAATGGGTTTTCTGCTTCAATATCGCGCGCTACATAGGCGTTGATTTCTGACACGTAATCCAGTGGTACGCCTGCCATCATGCAGTCCTCATCCTCGGATAAATATTCCAGGTGGTTTTCGCTGATATCCGTCAGCAAACGGAGCATCTGCCCATTCTCCGACGCAAGCGCATTACGAATTTTCAGTGATTCGCAAAGAGCGGCTTGCGTGGTATCTAGGCGCTCGGCCAGTTCGCGCACTAGCTGTGACGAAGCCTTAGGCAGGTAACGCGCCGCATGGTATGCCGCGTGGATTAATTCGCTGGTGGTCATGCGCATTTGCGGATCTCCATTAGCTCATTGAACCGGGCCATGAACAGACCGTAAGCCTGCCCAGGGCGAAGCGGGATGATGGTAAACATGTCGGTCGGCGGAATTCCCTCGAGCACCGGCCACACGGTACCGTCATCAATTTCCAGATCGCGACGTTCGGTACCGAGCATGACAAGATCGGCATATTTAACGGTCGGGTGCTGGTGGGCGGGTAATCCGAACTTCGCGCGGATCACGCTATCCACATAAGCTTCAACACGCTGGTAATCCGGCAGCAGGCGCTTAAGCGGGGCGGGGATGTCCTGGCAATACGCCTCAGCGGCATCATGCAGCAACGCCTCAAGGGCGAACTCTGCAGGAACCAGCTGGCTGACCAGCACCGAGTGCTGCGCCACGCTGTAGAACTCCGGCAGGTGACCGGCAAAGCGGCAGATGTGAGAAAGGGCAGTGGCGATATCCTCGATCACGATGTCGTCGTGCTGAATATCGGTGTAGTTAATATGCTTGCCGGACAGTGTCTGAATATATGGCATTACATGTTCTCCATTGTTACGCGCTGCACCGCGCCTGAATTTGGGTTGAGCGAATCCCTCGCCGGGTGGCGATAAATCAAGTGGTTTCGCTTTAGTAAATGCCCTAATAAGTGGGCATTTAATGAAACGGGCGGCTGCCACCGCCGGTTAGTTCTCCACACAACACAAAAGAGCACCTGCGGCTGAAACCGCCCGGATGGATTGGGGAATGAGCCCGTCATCCGGTGATGCTCTTGTGTGTTGCGTAAAAAAAGGGGCGGTACCAGCGACTTCAAGGGATAACTCTGGTACCGCCAAACAACTACACAACTGCCTGGTTTTATGAGGTTGTGGGCCAGGCGCTTGTCTTCTGGTTGCCGTCGGCGCGGCTGCAATTCACCACAACGGAGAGAGCACTGCGTAACCTGGCACCGATCTGGCCGCCGGTCGGTTTGTACTGGATTCTTCCCCAGCCACTGGCCCGGACAACGAAGCTTCTATGTGCGTTCCAACCAGTGCTCTTTCCTGTTATGTGCGAATCATCCGGTTATTCATATGCCATCGGCGGCGACTTCGTTAGCGTTCTGCCTGTTCGCTGTTGATGGATTTAATGTAGGGTATCTTACATTGAGGTGTCAATATTAAAAGTAGGAAAACTTACATTGAGGGGTAAAAAAAAGCCGCTGTATGCGGCTTCATTGGAAAGATTAGAGATCAGTCACTACTTGTTTTACGACACCAACTAATCTGCAGTTGCCGTTGACCTCAAGTACTCGATAGTTGGGATTGAGTGGAACGAGATACTTAAGAGGGCCATCAATAACAAACTTTTTTAACGTTGCTTCCGTAGATCCGTCAATCCTTGCTACAACAATCCGTCCGTTTACTTCGTAAGGGCTGCCGTAATCTGGATCTACGATGACAAGAGAGCCCTCTGGAATACTTGGGGCTCCATTAGGATTAGTCATTGAGTCACCACGAACGCGTAATGCAAAGCCTTCATCAGAGATGCTGGCTGTAGTGAATATCCATTCGTGGATATCATCTTGCGTTACAGACATCCCGGACTCAGTCCACTCACCAGCTTGCACCCACGACAAGACAGGGATCTGCTTAACTCCAAATTTATCTGTTGGTCGCATGGCCGGTGCGTCACTTTCTGGATCTCCAGCACCATCAATGAGCCATTGCGGGTTGCATTTTAAAGCAGCGGCAAGCGCCTGAAGGTTTGAGCCGCCAGGTGCATAATCACCAGATTCCCATCCAGTTACTGTTACTCGATTAACGCCGACAAGTTTCCCTAAAACAGCCTGAGTTAACTTCAGCTCTTTTCGGCGCGTACGGATGCGATCATTCATTTTCATGTAGGCAATCCTACCATCTTTTGAGGTAGGAGTCCTTGACCTCCATATGTAAGATATCCTACTATCGCAGTGTTCCCAATTACTACATGAGAGGGCTGTATGAACAAAGATGAAGTGCTTTCCTACTTTGGTGGCGTAAGCAACTTGGCAAGGATTTTAGGTATTTCTCACGCATCTGTTTCTGGCTGGGGAAACGTCATTCCTAAAGGCCGTGCTTTTGAAATCCAGACCATAACGAAAGGCGCATTAAAAGTTGAACCCGCCCTTTACTCAAAGCCTAACGAGACGGCGGCGTAATAGTAACCACAGTAAGAAGGGGTTAACCGTGGATCAGAAGCACTGGCAAGTCGAAAAACAGCCCGCATGGCTGGTGGCAGCCATCAAGAAAACCATTTCATGTCTGCCGGGTGGTTACGCCGAAGCGGCTGAATGGCTTGGTGTAACCGAGAACGCTTTGTTCAACCGGCTGCGCACCGACGGCGATCAGATTTTCCCGATGGGCTGGGCGTTGGTTCTCCAGCAGGCCAGCGGTACCAAGCACATCGCCGATGCGGTTTCACGTCATTCGAACAGCGTGAACGTACCGCTGGTGGAAATAGAGCAGGTTGATAACGCCGACATTAACGATCGCCTGATGGAGTCCATCGAGTGGATTGGCCGTCACTCTCAGTTCATACGCAAAGCAACTGAGGATGGGGTGATTGACCAGGCAGAACGGGAACAGATCGAAGAGAACAGCTATCAGGTCATGACGAAGTGGCAGGAGCATTTAACGCTGCTGTATCGCGTTTTCTGTACGCCAGAAAAGAGTGACGCCCGCGAGTGTGCAGCTCCGGGCGCCGTGGCGTGTCGTAATCAGTGGAGAACTAACGCATGAACAGTTTAACGGCTTATCGCCGCTTACCGCAACTGCGGATGATCCCGGTGCCGGGCGTTCCGTTGTTTCGGTATGAGCGCAGATTATCAAACCGCTGGGTTCCGTGTAACCACAGTCGGGCGGTCGCAATCGTGGGGGTCTACTACCGGAGGGCAAAAGCCTTATGCGAGAGCTTAACCGATGGTTCCGGGACCATTACGGCGTGCCCGTCAAAGTTATCCGCTGGGAGCCTGAAACCCGCCGCGTTATCTATCTGCGGGAAGGTTACGAGCATGGAGAGTGCTTCAGTCCGCTCGAGCAATTCCAGCGCAAGTTCAGGGAAATAGTCGATCATGAGCACTAAATTAAGCAGCTACGTGTGGGACGGCTGCGCGGCGTCGGGCATGAAGTTATCCAGTGTGGCCATCATGGCTCGCCTGGCTGATTTCAGCAGCGACGAAGGCGTTTGCTGGCCTTCGATAGAAACCATTGCGCGTCAGCTCGGCGCAGGGCCAAGCACTGTCCGTACGGCGATCGCGAAGCTGGAGAAAGACGGCTGGCTTTCACGTACTCAGCGCCGCCAGGGCAACCGCAACGCCTCCAATATTTACCAGCTTAATGTGGCAAAGCTTCAGGCGGCCGCATTGTCTCACCTGTCAGATTCTGACACGTCAAAAACTGACGCATCAAAATCTGACCCGTCAAAATTTGAGGCATCAGAATCCAGCAAAAACGGTGGTTTTGACCCGTCAGAATCTGGCGGGGATCCGTCAGTAAATTCAAAACATGATCCATCAGATAAAAAACCTTCCTGTCAGGTTGCTGAGCAACCCGACCCTGCGGTGGTAATCACTGACCAGGCTAAACAGGTTTTATCTCACCTGAACAAGACCACCGGATCCCGGTACCAGGTCTGCAAATCATCTCTGGAAAACATCCGTGCCCGACTGGCGGACGGGTTTACACCTGAAGAACTGGTGCTTGTCGTGGATTACAGCGTTGAGAAGTGGGGCTCAGATCTGAAAATGGCCGAGTACCTGCGCCCGTCAACGCTCTTCCTGCCAAGCAAGTTCCCGGGCTATCTGCAGTCGGCGAGCAAGTGGGATTCCGCCGGACGCCCGGCACGCGATACATGGGGCCAGCGCAGCAGGCTTCCTGATTCAGCGGTGTTCCGTTCGAGTCACCAGGACGTGGCGTACACCATTCCGGAGGGGTTTCGCGGATGAGCATCGCATCGAAAGTTTTGCAGTATGTCATTGAGAACCCGGGCTGCAATTATCGCGATATTGCCAAAGCCATGCCGGGAACCAACACCAGCACTATCAATCGCTGCCTTGGCCGCTTTTATGAGGAGGGGAAGTTACGCCGGGATTTTCAGGAATCGACGCTGACTTACTACCCGTCTAACCAAACTCTGGCAGAAACGCTTTCAGATGAAGACCTCCGGACACTGACCGGGCTGGAAAACCGGGCGCAGCAGCTGGAAGCACAGGGACTTTATTTCCGCGCCGCATCGGTCTGGCTTAAAGCGTTTGATATGGCGATTAATAGTACAGATCGGAATCGTTATGTTTCGCGCCGGGCCTTGTGCCTCAGGCATGCAGGAAATTTTATGACACCAGAAGGGCGGTGCTATCTCGCTGGCCGTTATGTAGGGGAAGAATAATGCCAAATAAATACTGCCGTGAGCTTGCCGAATTGCGAAGCCAGCCGGTGCACGAACTGAAGGAAGTTGGCGATCAGTGGCGTACACCTGAAAACATTTTCTGGGGTATCAATGCGATGTTTGGCCCACTGGTGCTGGACCTGTTCAGCGATGGTGAGAACAGCAAATGCGAAGCGTATTACACCGCCGAGGATAACGCACTGACGCAGGACTGGTCCGCGCGCCTTGCAGAGCTTAATGGCGCCGCGTTCGGTAATCCTCCCTACAGCCGCGCCAGCCAGCATGAAGATCAGTACATCACCGGCATGCGTTACATCATGCAGCACGCCAGCGCGATGCGCGAGAAGGGTGGTCGGTATGTTTTCCTGATCAAGGCGGCAACCAGTGAGGTGTGGTGGCCGGAGGACGCCGATCACATCGCGTTTATACGTGGGCGTATCGGTTTCGATCTGCCGACGTGGTTTATACCGAAGGATGAAAAGCAGGTGCCGTCCGGCGCGTTCTTTGCCGGTGCTGTTGCTGTTTTCGATAAGAACTGGCGCGGGCCGGCTATGAGTTATGTCAGACGCAAGGATCTGGAAGCTCGCGGTGATGCATTCCTGTCGCAGATCCGCCGTGAAGCTGAGCGGCTCGCCGGGCTGTTAGCACCGCAAAAAGAACCGCAAAATATTCCTGAAATTATTCCGGAAGCCGTCGGGCCTGTCGAAGATTACCCTCCATCTTCAGCTGAACCGGAAATTCCACTGACCAAAAAAGACATTATTGAGAAAAGCGGATTTAACTTCTGGGCGTGTGCATGTGCCGCGTTCGGCGACAAAGAAGAATACACGTTCTCCGAATCCCGCTTCGCGCATACTTGGGCAGCTGATTCAGTAGCAAAACCTGAATTTATCATCGTTCCGGCGGAAACGATCGGCAAAGCACTGGCTCTGATTAAAGAGAATGCCGATCAGCAGCAGGTTATTACCTGGCTGGATCAGCAGAGCTTTGAACATGACGGCATCCGTAAGGACATGCAGGACCGCCTGTTGATACTGGCATCAGAGGTTATTGCCGAATATGGCCTTACCGCAGCAGATATTACGGAAACCCTGGAATCCATTCCCAGCCATCACTGGCACAATATTCGCTCCCTGCGGATTCGCTTCCGGATACTGATGGAAGCGCGAAAAGCGGAGGCATCAGCATGCTGAAACTGACAGTGCGGCAACAGGAAGTTTTAGATCTGATTATCGATTATGTCGCCGATCACGGGTTCCCGCCAACCATTTATGAGCTGGCTGGCCTGATGGGCTGCCGTTCGCCAAATGCCGCTAACGATCATCTTCGTGCGCTGCAGCGTAAGGGTGCCATCACCATTCATCCGGGAGTATCCCGGGGTATCTCGGTTAAGGGTCAGAGTGCAGAGGATGAGGCAGTTAATCTGGTTCGTTCGCTGCTTAAGGGCGATGAGCATGCCAGGGAAAATGCCGTCGCCTTTCTCGAAATGCGTGGGGTTGAGCTATGAAGCTGACCCTGCCATTTCCGCCGAGCGTAAACACTTACTGGCGCGCCCCGAACAGGGGGCCGCTGGCTGGTCGCCACCTTATCAGCGCTGCCGGGCGTAAATATCAGAGTGACGCTTGTGCTGCCATCATCGAGCAACTGCGTCGTCTGCCGAAACCGTCAACCACACCCGCGGCAGTCGCAATAATCCTATTTCCTCCGGATCTGCGCCGCCGGGATCTGGACAACTACAACAAAGCGCTGTTTGACGCGCTAACACACGCAGGCGTCTGGGAGGACGACAGCCAGGTAAAGCGCATGCTGGTGGAGTGGGGGCCAGTGGTACCGAAGGGCAAAGTAGAAATCACGATCAGTTCATTTAACCCGGCGGGTGCAGCCGCCTGAACAGTGGAGAACAGCATGCAACAGTTAATGGTCATTGATGGTGTAACGGTGCGTCGCGACAGCCAGGGGCGGTATTGCCTGAACGATCTTCATCACGCAGCTGGTGGAGAGGAACGGCACAAACCGGGTAATTTTCTTCGGATGGAGTCAACACGGGAGCTTTGCGCGGAAATTGACTGTTGCTCAGATGTGAGCATCGGTTGTATTGAGTCGATTCGCGGTGGCGCAGCGCAGGGAACGTACGTTTCCCGCGAAGTGGTATTTGCATATGCCATGTGGATCAGCCCCGTATTCAACCTGAAGGTGATCCGCACGTTTGATGCGGCGGTAAATCAACCCCAGAAAATCAGCCCCAGCCAGGCGGCTGACAAGATGCAGGCGGGCGTGATCCTGCTCGGCTTTATGCGCAAAGAGCTGAACCTGTCGAATTCCTCAGTGCTGGGCGCCTGCCAGAAGCTACAGGAAGCGGTCGGGCTGCCGAACCTGGCACCGCAGTATGCCATCGATGCGCCGGCAGATGCTCAGGACGGGAGCAGCAGGCCAACACAG